TATTTCTGCCTCGTTCCCCCCCAATAATTCGCATGTCAGGTGTAACATCAAGGCCATAGCCGATGTCTTGAAGGGGCTCAACGGCTCTAAGTCGGCAGGGTACTCGCAGAATGTTATGCCCGGGACTAAAGACGTCTGGCAGAGCGACGCGCAGAGTGCGAACACGGTTTTGATCGTGTTTCTTCGCCTAGCTCTGTGGCACGCCTACACTGCTGAGGACATTGCGATTATGACCCCCTGCGAGATCGTCGTCAGGGGTTTGCAAGATCCGCGGGCTCCGTTCCTCAAGAGCGAGTTTCACAAGCCCGAAAAGGTTAAGAAGGGGACTTGGAGGGTCATTTGGCCCATTTCCGTTATTGACGAAACAGTTTTCAACTTGTTCCACAGGGCGCAGAATAAGATTGACATCGAATCTTACCAGGGCGACTCCCTCCCTGGTCCGTGCTACCCCGTCGTTGGGGTCGGGCACGACGATGAGGGGATCGATTTGCTTGGGCGCACCATCGAGAAGCTTAAGAATGGGGATCCGTTCAGTGTTCTTGGTGGCGATGACGCAAAGGGATGGGACATGTCAGTTCCTCGTGCTTTGTGGTTCGCAGATGCGCTCAGGAGACACGACTGCTGGTGTAGGGGGGCCGACCGCAGCGAGACGCTTTCTGAGTGGTACCTAGATATGCTTGTCAAGGTTTCCTTGTTCAGTTCAGCGCATCTTATCGCTGTAGATGGCCTTTTCCACCAGATCAACGTCTTTGGCGTTATGCCGTCAGCCCATCCTTCCACCGGTGCCTCCAACACTTTCATGCGCATCGGTGAGCTTTTCTGCGTCCTTAGGAGGAACATTGTTGGCGTCGGTGACGATGTTATTTACCAAGGCAGGATCACCCCAGAGGAGAAGGCGGAGCTTTTGCTTCGTGGCGTCAGAATTCACAAGGAGTTCACCACTGCCGATGATGGCGTTGATGGGAGGTTTGATTTCAACTCCCATTTTATTTATCGCCCCGGCCTTGGCGCTAAGTATATCGGAGTGTTCCAGAACACGACCAAGTTGATTGCGGGGCTGTTGCTTAAGCACGCCCAACTTTCAGACGATGGTGATTGGACTCCCACCGTTGCTGGCCGTGAGGCCGTTGCTGGGGGGAAACATGTTTTGAGGAACACACCGGAGTGGTTGTCAGTTTATACGAAGATTTCCGAAGAGATCGGATATTCCGGCGTGCAGGCTGAGTATCGGGAGTCGTTCTTCAACGACTTGTTTTAGCTGTATTGGGACGGTGCGGCGGGGCTGTTTGTTCACAACATACAGCGAATTCAGCTTTTACATGACGCGTTCGCGCGTCGGTTCCCGGGTGGGCACGGTCGTTTCCGTCACCCCCTCCATGTCTGCTAGCAATGTTACTCGTCGTTCTCGTGCTTCTCGTGCCGGTTCCCGTGTTTCTTTTGTTTCTGCGGCGCCTCCTCCTCGGCGTCGCAGGTCTTCTAATTCGTCGATGCGGTCAATGGTTTCTTTGAGCAAGAAGGTGTCCAACCTTGCTGTTCCCCCTTTTGACCCGTTGAATGCCGCCGCATATTGGGATGCAATGTCTTCCAAGCTGCCGCCACAGCTTTCAACTACGTTCGGGAACTTCACTTGCGTGAATTCAGTCGCTCGGTTTTCTTTCACCACGCAGCCCAATTACTATACTCAGTTCCTGATTGGCTATTCGCCTTCAGCGGTCAGGGTTCAGTATTGGGATTCACCTGACCTTTCTACGGCCGTCACCGGCGGTCCTTTGGGTGTCTGGCAGCAGCAGCAGCTCAATGCCAATAACACAGTTCCGCTGGATGTTCGGCCTTTGCGTTCTTCTTTTAGGATGAAGAACACTACTCAGGCTTTGAACGTCGCTGGTTCGATCACAGCGGTTTTGGTTCCTCAGTCCGTAACGACTATCGTTGGGTCGCTTTATGGATCCATCACCGGTCGTCCGGTCGTTCTCGATAATTCATGTCGGCCTCAGTTGTGGTCCCTTGCGGAAAACAGCCCTAGTGCCCGCACGATCTCTGGAGCAGAGTTGAAGAAGTCCCACACTTTTGTGACGCCTCCTTCCTCTTTTATTGCCTATAATTCGTATAGCGATTGGATACCCCTCACGGCTGCCTCCGATGGTGGGGCCCTTGCAGTCGCAGACTGGAGAGCTCTTACAGGAACTACTGGTTCCACTTTAACCTTTCCGTACTCAGATCCAAATAATTGGCTGGGAGCCATCCCTCCGAATTACATTCTCGTGATCAACATTGAGCCCAATCCTTTGGCTCAGACGTTTGAGATGGAATCGTTTTGTCAGGATGGGGTTCGTTATCCCGCTTATTCGATGGCGGCGTCAGCCGCGCAGACTCATCTGACTCATGAGACTCTTACCGAGCATCAGACTCAGACGTCCGTGGTCAACGCTGCCGATGCGTTTGTTCAGCCTACCGATTCTGTTTCCCAAGTGGGAACGATGATTGAGCATCTCGCCGCTAACGCTGGTTCCATTGGGACCATTGTTTCTGGCGTTGCTCCAGTCGTTGGAGCAGTTATTGGCTCCAGGTTCGGGAATCCGATGCGGGGTGCATCTATTGCAAGTTCCCTCGCCTCTATGGCGATTGGCTCTTCGGGGTCCGGTTCCAAGTACTCCAGGCTGATTAGATGATCCCCTTTGGGTGATCTCTTTTCGGCCGGGGGTGCGGGGAGCCACGGAGTGCCGTGGTGTATTGGGATACACCGCGGTAAGGACCATGGTCTTCGTCATGTGCCTCCCTTAAATCCGTGGTGCGTGGTTATGGGGCTTTGCCAAGCCGCTGTTTGCGGAACGGTCCGTGTGCATGCACACTTCAGAACGCATTAACTGTTCCCCATAACAACAGAGAGAGTGAACTCTTTAAACCTGATCCACCTTTATAACCTTTTA